CTGCCTCTGGCGATGCCTCTGCTCCAGAAGCAATGCAGAGTGGTGGTGGCCAATCTATGCCAAGACCTGCCACTACGCCTACCACAAAGGGTAGAGCGAAGGGTATGGGCAATGTTCCAGAGCCTACGTATCTCGGTATGGGCGACATCGTTAAACAGCTGTACTTCGGTGCAGTTGCAGGAGCAATGGCAGCGTAATGGATAACGATACAAGAGATACAATCAAGTCAAAGTTTCTGTTGGGAGCTGGTTCAGAAGACCAGGTGATCCCAAAGCAGACTCTCGTCGAGATGTCTTCTTCTCTTACATCAATCGAGACATCGTTCAATCAGCTGAAAGCCTATACGGGCAACATTCTTCGTGTCCAAGCAGCAATGCAAAAGGCTGCAATTGTCAGCATGAAGAAAGCATCATCACCACTCGAAGCCCTACAGGCTTTAGAGGGTGGTAGTCAATCTTCTACTAATGATCAGATCACAACAGTCTTCCCACAACTGACTCAGATTATTGATCAGCTTCACAAGAGCCTCAATAAGTTAGATTTATCGGGTCAGGCTGACGCTCCTAGCGACAAGGCTATGAACTCTGTTGCAGGTGCCATTCCTGCTCAGGAAGCTCCTGTGGAAGATCCACAGCAGGAAGTAAAGGCTGAGCAGAAGACTAAAGCGAAGATTGCCGTAAAGAAGCAGAACGAACGAACAGACCTCACTCGTCAGCCTATAAAGCCTGCATCTGAAATTGCAAAGAAGAGCAAGACGAGTGTTTCTAAGCCTCAGGCTCCAGCAAGAGGAAAGACTGAGACAAAGGTAGAGAAGCAGCTTACTCAAACAGCAACGAAAGCTGTTGGCAAGGGTAATGTCGGAGCCACTCCGGCTACCAAGGCTCAGCCCACTGGCAATGTTTCGGGGGCAGGGTGGACCACAAAGCTGTCAGGCTTCATTGGTAAGTCTGTAACCAATGTTAAATCATCGATTGCTGACTTCCTTGCTAACATTGGATCCATGCTCGGTATCGGAGGTGCCGCGGCCGCTGGTGGTGCTGCTGGTTACGCAGCTGGTAGTCTTGCAACTCCAGACGAAGGTGGATCTGCTCCTACGGGCGGTAAAGCCGGTGACATGGAAGCAGCCATCAACAAGGCTGGTATCAAAGACAATACAGTCAAAGCTCAGATGATGGCGCAGACTGCGCACGAGTCAGGAAACTTTAAGTACACCCAAGAGCTCGGCAACGCAAAGTATTTTGAAAAGTATAATGGCCGAAAAGATCTAGGCAACACCCAACCAGGTGACGGTCCTAAGTATAGAGGTCGTGGCTTCCTACAGGTCACGGGTAGAGCCAACTATGCTGAGATGTCGAAGCTGCTAGGGGTCGACTTTGTTAATAATCCAGAAGCCCTTGCTCAACCAAAATACGCAGCTGCATCTGCTATTGCCTGGTTCCAGAAGAGATGGGGACGATTCAAGAACTGGGGCGATACCAAGGCTGTTACAAAGGTCGTCAACGGCGGCTATAACGGTCTAGCAGACCGTTCGTCTAAGTTTGCTCAATACTCCAGGCTTTATGGTAGCGGCGGCTCAGCAGGTGCTGCAAGCGCTCCTGGCGGCGGTGGCGGAGGCGGCCCTGCTGGTAGGATGGCTCCGGGTGGTGCTGGTTTTAACGACAACGTAAAGGCTGTCGGTGGTAACATTAAACAGTATGCGAATCTTGGATCCAATGTCAACTACGAAGGTCTAAAGCCTACTATGAAGCGTAGGTTCACTGCTATGGCGGCTGAACACTATCAGAAGACTGGCAAGAAACTTCAGATTAACTCTGCTCTTAGAACGAGAGCTGATCAAGAAAGAATGTGGAAGAAGTATGGTCCTAAGAGGGCAGCTCCTCCAGGCAGATCACTTCACGAATCGGGGGTCGCTATCGATGTCAACACTCCTGACGTTCAGCGTCTGCAGAAGCTAGGTCTTCTCAAGAAGTACGGTTTCTGGCTTCCTTACTTTCCAAAAGAAACGTGGCACCTCGAGCCAGTAGAAGGTTCGAAAGCGGGAGGTCAACCCGATAACCCCTACCAACCTGGAGCTCCTGTTGCTCAGAGGGAAAAGGGTAAGGAAGTTGTTCAGGACTCGACGGGCAAGAACAGGCAGATTACTGCTCCTAAGAAGCAAGTTGGTCCAGTCGCTACTGGTATGGCTATTCAGAGGAAGGTCGGCGACAAGACTGTGATTCAGAACCAGTCTGGTCCTATCGTTGTCGCTGGTGGTAGCAATCCTATGAGCTACCTGACTGGAATGAAGCCTGCAAAGGGTGCTACAACATACAATGTGAACACCTCAGAAGACTATAAGGTCTACTTCAACGCAGCATAAAAAAGGGGGACCGAAGCCCCCCTTTTCCTTAGTCGTCGTCTGCTAGAGACTTGAAGAAGTCTAGCCCGATGTCGTCATCGTCATCGTCGACTGCCTGTGGCATAGGCTTAGGCTCTGCTGCCTTGAAGGGCGGAGGAGCTGCAAACCCATGGTCGAGTTCTGGCTTATACGATTGCGATTCGCTAACTCCACCGACACCAAGAACCTTATTCAGACGAGCATTGAGCTCATCATAGGTCTTGAAGTTCTTAGGATCCACGATTTCAGCAAGCGAGTACTGAGACTGCCAGATGCGCTCAAGAGCGTCATCATCGTTAAGCAGAGGTGCTGCTTCCGAGAATTCAGACTTATCGTAGTTACGATAGCCCTCGACCTTACGAATCTTGAGCTTGAAGTCAGCTCCAGTCCACAGGTCAAAAGGATTGACAGGCTTCTCGTCCTCGAACTGAGGATTCATCATGTCGTTAATCTTGTCGAAGATCTTCTTACCGTACTTAAACAGGAAGACTTTACCTTCGTTCTCGGGGTTGGCAGGATCCTTGACAACGTAGATGTTCGAGAAGAAGGTCAGCTGACGCTTCTGCTTACGAACTGTTTCCTTGTCCGAATCGATGCCAGAATTCCAGAGCTTGGAATTCATCTCGCCAACAGGATCGGGCTTGCCGATTGTCGACAGAGAATTTTCGATATACCATCCACCTGGTCCTTGGAAGCCATGCGACCACATACGAACAAAGGGCATATCCTCACCAGCGCAAGCAGGAAGGAAGCGAATGACAGCATAACCATTACCAGCCTTATCAGCTTGAATGGACCAGAGGCGGTCGTCTTTGTTAGAATTTGAGGCTGGCTTGTTGAGCTTCTCGAGCTCATTAGTAAGACGATCCAGGTTAGAACCTGCGGAACGCTTAAGGTCTGCGAATGAACTAGTCATGTATTTCTCCATATGATTTACGTATTGTTGTGTGTTTTCTTATCCACAGTATTCATTATATACACTACTTATATAATTACAACGGTAGTTTCGCTGTCTTAGGCAAAAGATTTAGATCTTCCCCTTCGTTTTGAATAATGGCTCTGAACTTACCATTACTCTTGATAATGGCTGCGGCGGTCTCTATCTCGAGATTGTTCTTCTCGCAATAGTGGACCACCGCATCCATATAGTCAGTCCTGAGCTCACACACGAGTGCTTCAATGTCTGCATAAAAATTAAGTGGTGTTAGCTTTTGGATCATGATTAAGTTTATCCTCTATAGAAAATATGTGCACCAATCTTTGTGGTGCGATCAAAAACTCTGCCCCAGGAAGGTCTGACATAATCTGCATGGTAGAACTTAGCCCCATGTGTCACGTCACCATAGTTTCCTAGGTATACATTCTCAGCGATCTGTACAGCCTTACGGTAGGCAGCTTGATCCTGAATTCTCTTTCCTCCCTCACACTTCCATGAAAACTGGCATACGCGCTTGGTTCTCTGATTGATCACCCCACATGGTGTGCTTGGGAAACGTTTATCATTAGCACGGTTCATTACTACATTGTTCACTGCGATCCGTCCCTTGATAGGTTCGTGACCGGCTTCAAAGTATGTATTAGTAGCCATGCATTGTATTTGTTGTTTATCATGCTTGCTTAGATAAACTGGTTGTTTGACAATGACTTCTTTCTCTACTACCTGTATCTGCGGAACCTTTACGATCTTTACTTCTGGTTCCTTATTAGGTGTTGCTAATGCAACCCCAGTAACAGCAATGCATCCAATAAGGAAGCCTTCTGCCCAGCGTAGGTAGGGAAAGTCTTTTCTGTTTATGAACAGTTTCATTTGTACCTCTTAGGTCAAATGACTTTGGCAGATAGTGACAGCTTTACAGGAGTGTCTCAACTCCAACTGTGATTATCGCTATGAGAAGATACAAAATGTAATACCGAAGGTATCTTCCATCCATCCCTCTCTTACTAGGAATGCAAAATCATTATTGTTTCGTCGGTGGTATCTGGATGATACCGCTCTCTAGCCAACTTTGACTTGAAGCTATTGTAAGAGTCAATGGAGGGTGTTAGCCTCCTCAGTAACCTAATATTTATATGAATTGGTATACTGATATAATCCATTCACCGTACTATATGCACGGTTGATCTTGTGGGGGATTCTGTTGCTAGGCTCCCCCGGGCCCCGAAAAATCATGCAGCTAGTGCAAGACCTTCATATGCGTTGTTATCGTTTGCATTTACGTTTAGTGGCACTTTGCCAAGCAATCAGTCTCGAACCGCCTTATTCCGTCCCAGTCGATCCTAGTTCACCCCCATCATAGACACTCTGGCTAGAGAGTACCTGCGATTCCAAACTCTGCCTATTCTATTGCCCGGATTTCAGCAATAGTAATCGAAACTTTTATTAGCCGGTGTGTATTCGGCCCAGAGTGTCTATGGTGGAGGTGACGGGTACTGCCCCCGTGTCCTCGGAACCTTTATTGTTGATTGTCAACAACTGATATTCTATTTATAGTCTACTTCGCTTTAGAAGTCAACAGGCTTTTTGCTCTTTTTACGACCCATGCCGGCATAGGCAAGTGCATACCTGTGGATCCATTCCAATCAGCAAACTCTTTGTCGTAGAAGTCGATCTCTTTCTTCTGCTTCTGCAGCTCTGTCAGCTCATCAGCCCACTGCTGCCACTTCTCATCTGTGATGATGTTATCGTCAAGCACATAGTAGAGATAGGAGTGGACAAGCATCTGAGTGCGGCGCTGCTTGATCTTCTCTGACAGCGTCTGCACTGCATTGACCATAGGATCGCTAGGATCCTCGTTCAGAAGGTCCTCGAGGTTCAATCAAAGTCTCCAAAGATAACTTGCTTGATGGATCCGAACTTGAGGTCGAAGACCCACTCAAGACGCTCAGTGCCGTAGAACTTGTAAAAGTCGAGCTCACCTTCCGCATCGGCGATGATCTCTACAGCCCGCTGCTGATCGCAGTTGCAGAGCTCCATGGTTTCGAGAACGCGCTGGGCGAACTGTTCCATGTTGCGATCTTGACGAGTCTTCTCTTCGTCGTTCTGCTCTG